CTGTAGCATCCATATCGCTACCCGCTTCGCTGATCGAATCTCTCCATCCCCCGGCGAAAGTATCGTACATACTATTTTGAGCGTCTATAAAACTAGAAGATAATTCACCAGCAGTAGCGGAGAGTTCGTTAAGATTAAGGGTAATGTCGTCGACTTGCTGAGATACGGCAGCCCTGGCATTTTCGAACCCGGACTCGAACCCTGGAGCGATCTTACCGATCAGGCCCACGACCGGAGCCAGCCTGTCCATAATGCCCAGAAGCAGACTAAAGACCGCAGCTTTAAACCTGTTAAACGCAATCGCTATATCGTTTAAAACGGAACCAAAGAAAGCGGAAATAAAAGTCCCTACAGCAGCCGTCTTCTGCTGGATACCTCCCCAGTTCGTTACCCATGCGTGACGTAGAGCCACCACAGCCCCTATAATTACCGAGATAACAAAAACGACAGGGTTAGCTTTTATAAGTGTGTTAAAAAGTTTAGTAACGAGGTTAACCCCTTTCATTACATCTTGATATTTAGTCCATAGACCAGTAATAACCGCGATAACCTTTAAGGCTCCCAGATAGCCGACGACCCCCGCGAGTACCGGCCCCAGTACGTTCCAATGAGCGATAACCTGTTTAGCGATAGCGACGAGAACCCCGCCGACCGTGGAGACCACAGTCCAGACGACATTAAAAGAGTCACTTATTGACTTTGCCCATTTGTCCAGGGTTCCGTTCTTTTGAAGTTCTACCACTTTAGCAGTTAGGTCTTGAAGACCTTTCGACATTTTTTCGAACATTGGCTTGGATAATTGACCCATAAACATATTAAGAGTATCTTTCAAAGTCGAGAGCGTACCAGTAAAGGTCTTGGCCTGTTTTTCCATAGCCCCGGCGTACTTCGACTGCATACCTTCCATTAAAGCTGGGATGGCTTGTTCAGACATTAACTTACCTTGAGCAGCCAAAGCCATGAGTTCGGCTTTAGATTTACCCATACTCTTAGCGAGAATATCCCAGCCTCCGATCCCTCTCTCCGCGAGTTGGTTCATTTCCTCGGCTGAGATTTTTCCCTTGGTCATCATTTGACCGATAGCTACAGTAACCCCGTTAAGAGTTTCCTCATTACCTCCGATCGCGGAGACCGCATTGCCGATCGCATTAAGAGACGGCATCACTTGTTCAGCGTTAAAACCCATAGCCAGCATTAATTTAGCGGATTTCTGGATTCCGGGGAATTCGAAAGGGGTATTAGCAGCGAAAGCCTGGAGGTTGGAGATCATACCTTTAGCCTTATCCGCAGAACCCAGAAGGGTCTCGAAAGACATCTGAGCTGTCTCCATTTCGGCATTAAATTTAATACCGAACCCAGCAGCAGCCGTCAGAGCAGCTCCGATCGAAGTACCCATAACAGCCCCGGCAATCCCGACAGCTTTAAAACCTTTCGAAGTGTTATTTACCACACCCCCGAAATTTTGAAGCATCCCGCTGGCCTGATCTAGACCAGTCTTTAAACCCCCCAGGTCGGCTTTCAGTTTTACCATTACCTCGCTTAAAATAGCCATTAATTCACCCCCTTGCTTTCGGGATTTTTGCAAAAAAAGAAGGGGAGTTCGTAGAACCCCCCTAACTTTTGAATTTTTTCTTTAAATCGTCTAAGGCTTTCTCTCTTTCTTCTGGAGTCATGGTCCGGGTAGCCTCGGTCGGTCGACGACCCAGCAGTCTATCAACGGTAATAGGTCGTTTTAAAGTACCCATCGCGTTCATTAAGTTAGACGCGAGCCAAGCTATTTTATGGTACTCCCGGTCCTGTCTGTTGGTTTCGTCCTGGATATAAGCGTCGACCATTTCGGTAAACTCCGTTAACGTCAAGCCCCAGAATTCGTCGGGTTTAAGTCGTAAAGCACCGAAAGCCAGTTTTTTGATTTGCGACCAGTCGAATTTTAGGTCGCCTTCGTCCCCTTCGGTACTCTCTGTTAGTTTTTTCCCGACCCTGCTTTAAAAGCCTCGGTAACTTTTTCGTTAATGTAATTCATATTATCCAGGTCGACCCACTCTCCGACCTCTATCTCTGTGAGGGTAGCATTTTCGTGGATTAGGCCAGCCCAGAGGAAAGCCCTTAACTGCTTAATTCCCATTTTTAAATTATTAAGTTCATCCAGGGATACCCCCAGCTTGTCTTCCAGTTCTGCCAGGGAATTAAGAGTATAGCGAATTTTCCTAGCTTTACCGTCAAGCTCGATTTCCACTAAAGCCCTCTCTTTATTAGCCATAAAATAAAAAAACCTCCTGTGACTGAGTTTTTAGGATTCTATCTATTTAACTGGAAGCTCGACGACGGCTACGGTTAAGCCCGTTACCCCGGAATAGGTAATCTGTACTTTACCGTTAACGTCGTTAAAACGGAGAGGATCGAGAGGCCCGATCCGTAGGTCGCCAGTAGTCGCGGGTACTACAACGGCTACGTTATGGGTCGTAGTCCCGCCATAGTTGCAGGGAGTCTGGTTCGCGATCGTTACGGTAATTGGAGAACCCCCGGTATTCTTATAATGGAGGTACTGTTTACCAGTATTAACGAACTCATCTCCACCCCCAGCAGCAGCCCCGAAGGTCGGATTAAGACCCGCGAGAACGATCTTTTGAGCAGTAAGGGTCGCCATTTATCTAACCTCCTATACCTGAGTTAATGCTCCGGTTCCGGTTAGGGATACAGAATAAGTCGCTGCTCCGTCCTGTGGAAATTCCATAGGAAGATCGGCGATTATACAGGTTCCGGTATACTTGGTTCCAGACGGCATACGGATTTCAGCCTTTATGGAGGAACGGGAATTCCAGAGAGACTCCAGACGGGTATACCCAGCGTCTTCAGATACGATAAAACCGTCGCAGTCCATACTCCAGGAATTCACTCCCGCCACGTTTTCTGCCCAGCCGTTAGCGTCCTTGGAAGTCGTGTCGACAACGTTGGTCGAACGGTTAAGGGTAGCCCCGGATTGTCCACCGAGAACGACGAAAGTTCCAGGAGTTGCAGTCTCGACGTATAAAAGAACGTCTACACCAGCTACTTTAGCCATTTTTAAAACACCTCCGAAATAGTATTAAAATTCAAGGAATACAGGGATCGCCCGTTTTCGTCTTCCCCGATAAATAAAGGGGTCGATTGTTGAGCGGAACAAAGAATAACGTGAGTTAACCCCACGTCGAACCCAGTTTTTTGATTAAGGAAATTAAAAACCTCCCAGGCTTTCGTCTCCGCTGTACTGGGATGGCCAGCCCGGATAAGAACCTGGAAGGAAGGTTTTAGAATGGTACTGGTCGGCCCCGTTCCCCCGGTTAACCTTACGATCCCGCAGTCATCGGGAGCCGTAGCAGGAAAGGAGTTCGGGTAATATGTGTAGGTTACGTTCCCACTTATGAAAGTAAGGAGATCGTCAGTTTTCATTCGTTACTCCCCCCTTACCGCTTTTCCTACGACTTTTTTAATATGATCCTTATAGGTAGCTTGTTCCCCTTCTAACGGTCGGGTAAGGTACTTCGGCCCGACATCATAATGTGTACCGGACATTCCCTCAGTTCCGGGTTTCGCTAAAGACCCTGGCCCCAGGTTATAAGTCCCTTCATGCATCCAAAGAGCATAATTAAAACTATAGTCCTTATTAGCCTCACGGACGGAATAAGACACCGTAGAAACAGCAGAGAACCCGTTGATCACTATCTCCTTTTCGTGAGCCTTTTCTAGGATACCCTTATCGTGAGGAGCGATCTCGGAGGATACCCGGACCAAATCGTCGGTAATGTCTTCCATAGCCATCTTTAAAGCAGCTTTGGCCTCTGCCTTCCTGACCGTTAATTTTTTTAGAACGCCTTTTAAATCGACTGTAATCGTGAGCATTTAAACCACGACCTTAGTAAAAAGAATTCTTCCGTTTATATCCCGAATAAGGTCGATAGACAAAGGATGAAATGAATAAGAATTCCCGGTTTCGTCCGTGTACTCCACGGTATCGGTATAGACCACCTTTACCAATCCCTTTAGAATAACGGAGGCTTTAGCGACGATTTCCTTACCGTCTGATTTACGAATTAACTGAGACCCTTCGTCTATACGGCAGGGGTAACTTTTAGTCGTTCCAGTTTCTGTTTTACCCCAGGCATCGAGCGAAGCAGCCTTTCGAATTTTACAGGTCTGTTTTAATGGGATCATTCGATCACCGTCCGACCGATCCGACGACCCAGAATTAATGCAGCCTGGGGAGCAACCATAAGGTTAACTCGGTCCACGTAAATAGATACACCGGAGACCGATACCGAACGGACCCCCTGTTCAGCTTTGCGGATTGTATCGTCGGCCCTTAACATCCAGAGAGCCTGTTCGTATACAGCGTCGTCGACTAGAGGTTTCGTAGTCGGATCGTAATTTTTATAAAGCCTGTATAACTGAGCGGAGGCAGCGTTTAAAGCCCGTTGTTTGACGGCTGGGTCGGCATCGGCCCACTCGTCGAAATAGAGGACTTTAGTCGCGAAGTAGGTTTCCGCTCCCCCTACCGAAACAGCCATAATTAGCCCCTCCCATCATTTTAAAAAATGGGACGTGAGAGGATTGCTCCCCTCACGTCTATATCACAGTCACAGGAAAGACTATGCGTCAGCAGCTTTAGTAATACCCGCTAAACGAGCAGCAGCCCTCGGATGGAATACGGCACAGCCACAGTAAAACTCGATCCTGGTACGGAAGCAAGGTTTGGTCTCCAGTTCGCCCAGGTCTCGGACGTTTACAGTACCGTTTCTAAGACCGGAAACATAGGACTCCGCACCGAAACGGACGGCATAGATGGAAGCGGTTACGTTGGACGATCCCCTGGTCTCACCAAAGCCGAGGATTTCAGCCCCGGAAGCGTCGGTCTCGATAACACGGATGGGAATACCCCCGTAAGTCGATACCGGACGACCGAAAGCGTCGGAGCCGTTCTCGATATAGTGAACCGAACCTACGAGAAGTTTTTTAACATCCCGTCTCATGGATTTAGACATAAAGAGAGCGTCAGGCTCACCTTCCACAGCGTCGATCAGTTCGTCGAGCATGGATAATTTAAGAGCTGCCCCGTTGTCGCCAGCATAGATGACTTGGCCCCCGGTCAGACGTTTTTCCAGACCGTCGAATTCCAGCGGACTCCCTACATGGTCGCCTTTGAAGAAGGTCTTGGTCCAGGAAAGGGATAAAGCCTTAGATTTCATTTCGGTATGAATAGCCCGGATGTCTTGGATATTACCGCGAGTCTGGACCAGGAACCTATCTACGTCCACGTCGCCACCCAGGATATAAAGACCTTCGGAACTTTGGTTAATAACACCAGTAGACTCTACATACGCAGCGTTAATGTCACGGAAAGCGATACCGGGGAGGGTTCCCTCCTGATTGTATTTATAGCTGTTACCCGCGATTTCCATAAACGGCAGCAGTTCCAGAACGGCAGAGTTACGAGCGAAGGTTTCGATAACGCCCCTTTGCAGGGTATCGGTAGACAGCTTCGCGGATTCGACTAAAGTTAAAGCCATTTTAATATTCCTCCTTTACGTAATGTCGTAATACATTGGGTAAAAAAAATAAGCCCTTCGGCTTTTACTGTTTCGGCCCGTAGGCAGCCCGTAACAGTTGGATCGGAGACATACTGTTAAGGTCTCCAGCAGCTTTCCCGGCTGGGTTTGTACTTTCCCCGACCGGAGTCTCTTTTTTCTTAGCCCCGAACAGCCCTTTCTTTTCGGCTGCTGCTAACCATTCTAACCTTAATTCCGGGGTTAAGTTGGCAGGGATAAGATCGCGGAATTCTTCGGGTACTCCTTCGAGTTTAGCTTCCAGAAGACCATTAATAACGGCTTCGAGTTGCTGTACCCTGGTCGCTGCTGTTTTGGACTCGCCTTTAAACTTATCGAGGTCTTTAGCAGCAGTTTCATAAAGTTCCTGGAATTTACCCTGTTCCTCTTTGGCTTTCCGGTCTCTTTCGGCGAGTTCCTGTTCCTTTTGGGTTTTCTCAGCCGTCAGAGCGTCAAGCTGTTTTTTTAGTTCTTTAAAACCGTTATTTACTTCGTCGAACCTGGACTTCGGGATCATGTGTTCCCCTGCTTGCTCGTTACCCGTGTTTTTCGTCTCGGCAGACGGAGCAGGAGTCGGATTCTGTGGGTTCGGGTTTTGGGTTTCGTTTGATTCTGCCATTTTATTATTAAGTCCTCCTTAACCAGTCGCTTTTTATCGCGGTCGCGTCCGCGTGGTATTTTTGAGGTAACGGGTTCTTAACCGATACGAAGTTTAAAAGTAGCGTGAGCGTCAGTCCCGGTTACGTTTACGACGTAGCGGATATAAGGCTTATTAGTTTTAATATAAATGGATTTGCTACCTATAGCTGTAAACTGTAAGAACTGAGCTAACCCCGCAAAAGTTTCCCCATCTTCGCTGTCCTCGATTGTAATGTCGAGAGTACAGTCCGCAGTTAAAGCGGTTAGTTTAACCAAACATTCGGAAAGGGGAAGCGACCCAACATAGATCGCGTCGCTGTTTTTGTCTACAGCGTCGGTCTCGGTAAAAGTTAAAAGGCTGTCCCAGGTCATGTGTATTCACCTCCTTTGAAGTTTTTAAGAAATAAAAACCCCAGCCCGTCTTAAACCCCCACGTAGGAACGTGAGAGACGATGAACCAGAGTCTAAAATAAAAAACCCCAGCTGTTAAGCCAGGGTCATAAACTTATTTAATTTACTCTTTGTCTTTGGGTTCATACTGTATCCCGCGATCTCCGGGGTATGGCTTATCGTGGGTTACTTTACTTATCAGAATTTCTTTCGGTATCCCGTCAGGAAAAGCGAGACACGAGTTCTTCTCCTTATCCTTCCAGTTAAAATGTTTGCAGTCAATAAGACATATCGGAGCCGTAACCGAAGTCATAAAAAGCCCCCTTAATAATTTTTAGTTATTCCCAGGTCATTCTTATAAAGTTCTAATAATTTTTTATTAAAATCAGCAGCAGCCTTTTTCTCGTCGTCCGAAGCAAGGAACTCGTATTTCCATCCGTCATTACCATTATAACTATACCATTTACTATTATACACCAAATCGAGTAATCTCTTTTGGTTTTGCACGTAGAAATGATTGAAGTCTGGATTTGACTCTAAAGCAGCGAACCCTTCGGCCCAGGCTTCTGCTGGCTCCGTGTCGGCGTACCGTGACAAGCTGATCCCCGGATTATTATATCTCTGGAAGCTCAGTAGTAGGTCGCGACCTTCTCCTAGTCCTTTATTCCCTACGACCTTAGTTAGAGACTTTTCAGTATATTCTTTTAAAATGTAGTTCCATACCTGATGGCCTAGTTCGTGGGTCATCGTTGTCTCTAATTTATCGCAGCCAATCGGATGCCATCCTTGTGCGACACTAGTCTCCATGCTAGCCTTTAATACCCTTGCATCCCCGTAAAAATCCGGGTTAAGTCCGACATACTTTCCGTTAACCGCAGCATGAGCCCTTACCCTATTATCCCATATATACGGGTAAATAGGAGACTTTGGCGTTTTATGAGACCCGACGTATACCAGACGTTTTTCGAATCCTGGATACTTATTCGCCAGTCGAACGAACTCCGCCATAGAAGGATTTATAGCTTTTACGTCGCAGTCCTCAAAGTCCCAGCGAATATTCGGGTATAGTTTTGAAGCGTAATCTTCAATCTCCTTAATGGTTTTTTGGTCGGCCCAGGTCGGTATGACTGGTCCTGGTTTCGCCTTTGGTTGTCTGGGTTTACGCGGTTTTTTCGGTTTTGGTACGGGAACGGGTTTGTCCCCGAAGTTTGTACCGAGAACCTTTTCGGCCTCTTTTAATGCTTCTGTAGCTTTATCCCTAACTGACTGGGGTAAAAGTGAAAGGTCTCGGACTGGGTTAACGCTATGCTGGCAGTTCGGATGAAATATTTGATTTGTGGCCCTTATTTCGGCGTAAGTAGGGAACCCCGGCGTTACTCCGTTAAGACTTATAATCAGTCCTTCGAACCTACGACATCCGTCTTTGGCCCCGTGAGACGATATGACAGCGAGGTCGACGTTCCTCTCCAGGCATTCGACCCGGACCCCTTCGATGTGAGCCTGTTGGAGTTTAGTCCTTACGACCATTTCGGCGTAAGTTCCTACCTTCCAACGTCTCCCGGCTGCATCGACGATCCCCGTCAGCTTTCCGGTATCTTGGGAAATACCCCGGAATTGCATACCCAAAGTAGCAGCTATACTCCGTTGCATCGTCTTACGACCCTGCTGCTCTAAAGCCCTCATCCTCATAGTCTCGCTAACAGCACCCTTAACAAGTTGTTTTATCTTCTTTTCTGTATTTTTTGTAGCGAGCAGAAGATCGTCGTAAGTGTCATTAACAAGGTTCTCTGCTGTATTTCTAGCGAGCAATGAAAAGCTAACCCCCTTCGCTGCTTCGGAAAGGGACTTCGCTTCGCCCAGGCTAAGTAACGTCGCAGCCCTCGCGTTATTGTACCTTCGATTAACAGTTTCCTTACACCAGTCCAGGGAGTTATTATCTAACTCCCCCAGGATAAATGTTATCTGACGTAGTAAGGACTCCCCCTGTGACTGATCGATTCCGTTTTTAACGGTCTGTAATTCCCAGGTTATCCTAGTAAAAGCACTTTTGTAATAACGCAGAAGACGGTTAACATCCTTATCGTAGTTCGGTTCAGGTATTTCGCGGAATCCAGGCATTACTGATCACCTTCCCCGCTATCCTCCTGATCGGTTAAATCGGTAGTATCGTTATTAAAGATAGAAGGATCAGCGACAGCTTCCTCGTCCTGGATACGTTTTAATTCAGCGTCGGCCTGTTCTTCGGTTAGCCCGTCCATTTCCATAATAGCGGTCTTCTGGCTTACCGTGGCCTTACCCCCGGTCCTGATCTGGTAGATCGTGGCATGTTCCATTTCGTCGTCAGGGAGACCGTCGTTAAACTTAATTTTCGGAACAGTAACCTCGTAATCGACTTTACCTAACTGAGCCTTCTCCAGCATTTGAGCAGTCAGGAGAACCCGACGTAAGCCCTTTTCATAATACTGACGTTTCCGGTTTACCTTCGCGAGTAGGGAGTTCATTCTCCATTTGATAGACAGACCGGAACTACCGGACGTGCCGGAGTCGCCCTGGCCTAAAGCTACGGAAGGAACCTCCGCGAGAACCAGGAGAATATCCAGCAGCTTTTCGAGTTCCAGGAAAGCAGCCGATAGCTGGCCATCCCAGGTAATGTATTGAGGGATAACGTCGTCCTTACCCATTATCTCGAAGACCTTATCGATCCCGACCCTATATACCGGGTTCCCTTCTTCGTCGGTATCTATAGTACCGGCAGGGACCGCGATCGCGGGATCAGCGTGTTTATCCAGGATAACCGCGATCTGTGAAAGACGGTTATTTATCTCGTCAAATATGGGTTTAAGGTCGGTAAGGTCATCGATCCCGTCCCAGCCATCGTCGGTCGAGAAGTTCGGAACGTGTACGACCAGAGGGAATATAACCCCGGTCTTAACTTCCCGACGAGCCTCGAATACTTCATGAGAAAGCCTCCATTCTGTTATCTCGTTATTTGAGGTAAGAACGGAGGGTAACATAACCCACTTGCTGTATTTAATGACCCCCGGATAATGGGACTCGATGTATAAAAGCCATTCATTCGCGAGAGTACCCTGGTTTTCGTCCAGAATGATCGGAACTGGATACGCGATATGATAAGCTAGGATCTTGTTCGCGTCCCCCGGCATAGTCTCAGGGAAGACGTACTCCGGGTTTTGTGACTCGATAAAGACCCTAAAGGGATCGATCTCCTTATCGACTACCCCTTCGTAATACTGACCCCAGCGAACCTTATAAAACGAATCCCCTCTGTAGCTGTTTCCCAGAGAGGACTCGTAGTTTGTTATATTCAGTTCGTTATCCTCGACCAGTCTTTCGAGAGCCTTTTGTTCAGGGGAACTGCTCTCTTTGCCGGCAGAAAATCCTGGAGATTCCCCGAATAAAAAATCGGCTGACTTCTTACAGATAATACCCGGAAGGTTCGCCGAAACGTAGACTATTTCGTTCTGTCTTTTCGAGAGTAAACTCTGTACTCGGACGAATACGTCGTAATGTTTACCCAGGAATAACTTTTTATTTTCCTTATACCTGGCTATACGTTTTTTATGGGTTAGGGGAGGGTAATATTCCCCGACACCGAATAAAGCCAAAGTCATAACCCCCTTTCGAGCAGATTTTAAACTACCCATCTAATGGGATACCTAAAACGTCCACCTACAAGCCCTTTGGTTTTTTAAATAATGTTTTTCTACGATACCCCCCGCACATTTCGATGACCATCTGTAACGCATCCGGGAGGTCGTCGTGGTCGTGGCTGGGGTACTGTTCTAACATTTCTAAAAGCAGCCTTTGGTTTCGCATAAAGCGAAGGATACCGTTTTCGATAATGGGTTCCAGGGACTCGATACGTTCCTCTTTTTTAGTCCTGCTGACGATGCCCCGTAATTTTATATGATAAATCCGTTCCTTTGCTAATCTTTCCTGTAGCTGCCTAAAGAGGTCGATCTGAGCCTGGACGGTTTCGACTCCCCCCATCTTAGGTCTGTACATGATAATTTTTTCGACTACAACATTAAGAGCCTCATGAGCGGGACACTTTTTCGCCCAGGTATCTACCACGTATAGAACCCCGGTTTTTCTATGTCTACCCACGACGACGATCGCATTATAGTCACTTCGATTATTTTTACCAAAGGCGATGTCCCAGGCGAGATAAAAGTCCAGGGGAAGTTTCTTGCCTTTATCATCCAGTAAATCCCCGTAATCGAAAAAGGTAAAAATGGACGGTCTAAAGATTTGGGTTTCCTCGTCAATCGGGTTATTCATAAATTCCGAGCTAAACGCCCGACTCCCGATGTTAACCCTCTCCATAACTAACTGATAATATGGGAACCTATAAGGCCAGAGGACTTTGGCCCCCTTATCCATTTCGTCCTTGTTATCGTTATAAAACGCTAAAGCGTCCTCTTGGCTGTTTTCATTATCCTGGTCCCGGTATATCTCCTCGAACTTTTCCCAGAGGTCGCCCCGGTCTGGCCCGGACATTATAGCTGCGTAAACTTTGGATTCAAAGTCCGACCTTTCCAGGATCGCGGGTAATAGCCCCCGCCCGTGGATAATCGTACCCATATAAACGAAGGCAGTTTTTTCCGGGTCGCCGATCGGGATCACGACCGAGTTAAACCAGTAGAGGTTTTTCTCCCGGAGTTCCGGGGTATTCGTGTTTTTTTGAGACTCCAGGTCATCGCATATAACTAGGTCCGGCCTGTAGGAACCGTGTCGCTTGCCCCGTAGCTGCTTACCGATACTCGCAGCCTCGACCAATATACCGTTAAGGGTTGCGAAAGCTTCCTGGGTATCCTTAGTATTAAAAGACTTCGCGGTAGCCATTAACTCCCCGAAGTCTTCCCGAAGTTTTTTATTAAATTTAAGCTGCAGACTAATCCATTCGATAAACTTCCTCGCGGACGTATCCGTCTCCGAGAGGATCAGAATATACCTCCGCTTTTTAAATACTATTTCATGGACCGGGAAGCAGTTCGAAAGGTAGGCTGACTTCGCGTGACCCCGTGGAGCAGCCCAGGCGATCCTCGCGGTCGGGTTCGTGTTAGAGACAGTATCCAATAGACGGCAGAGTTCCTTATGGAACTTCGGAGCGTCCGACATAGAGACCCCGGCAGGAATTAGGTTCTGGTCGTTTTCCGGGTTTAAGTCGTCGCTAAAATATTCGTACATAAAATAAAGCATATCGTCTTCGGCTTTATCAATCCTTAACAGCCGTCGATATTCCTGCATCGTACTACATAGTATAGATGACTGCTCTTCGGTCAGCCCTTTTTTACCTCGTAACTCCTGGTATGAGTTAATTTTTCGCTGTATATTTCTGATCCGCTCGCGTCGTTCTTTCTTTTCGAGCATACCCGACCCCCCTTTCCTTCCAGGTTGCCACCAGGACGCGTAGCTGCCCGAATTAGACTCTTACGTAATATCGTAATACAATCACCCTGCCCACCAAATTAAAACGCCCCAGGAGCCATCCTGGTGCGTCAGTAATTCTGCTTTCTATATAATAGCCTCATCTCAACACCGGAAGCGGAGTCTTTCAGAACTGGAGGCTGGCCCCCTCCAGTCGTAGTCTTTTCTTTAACGGTAATTCCCAGCGTTACCGTTGCCCTTACACTTTCTGCCTTTCCTTGTCTTGGCATATGTCAATTATAAACCTTAAGGCCATTGCCCCGACCTGGACGGCTTCCTTTTCTAATTCCGTATAATCCCGGTCTCTCGCTTTTTTCTTTACCTCGTCCCAGAGTTCATCCAGTTCTTCTTTTATAACTGCATACCCCTCATGTGAACTGTGGAAAGGCCCGTTAAGTTCGGTAGCCCTTTGATATTCCCTTATAATAAGCGTTATAGCATTTTCCGCTTTTTCTGATTCGCTAATATATATCACCCTCCGAAGGTTACGAATTTATCGAACGGAAAGAATACTAAGGATCCGATAAAGTTAGCGACTGTCGCGGATAACCATGATGGCCACCTCCGCTTATTACCGTAATGTATAACCGGAGCCAGTATTAGAGAAGACAGTTGCCAACGGATAATATAAATAATTAATTCGTGTTCCATTAAGCCACCTCATCGCCCCACGAATCCCAGCCCTCGACCCTGGCCCTTGCGAAAAGCTCGATCCGTGGTAAATCTCCCATAAGTTCAATGATCCGGTCCCGGACCTCATTTGGTTTTTTAGAATGTACCGTCCTTTCCGCTATAACTAGCTGTTTTACGTTTTTAATAATCCGTTGAGGTCGGCCCCTGGTCGCTAGGAGAACCATTTCGGTACTGGCCATCGTCCACCGGCCCAGGTTATAAACCCATTTACCATTTTTTGAAGTTTTGACCCAGGCAAAGGCTATAGTCTTATACTGGAACCCCCAGGCCCGGATCACTTCGAAAGCCTCTGGTAGCAGCGGGGACGTAGCCCAGAGAAAGAGTACCGAGTCCTTGGCTGCTAGGTCTTTTACCGGGAGAGCCTCGATCCAGTTTAAAGGCTGGGTTTCGTACTCATGGTCCAGACTGAAACTATGGCCCCTCATTTTATCGTTATACGACCACGGAGGATCGGCGTAAATGATCTGGTACTGCTTGTCCGGGAACGGGATAATTTCAGCCATTTACGCTAACCCGAAATGGATATTAGCGACCCGCTCCCGGTATTCTAAGGAATTCGGGTAGTAAATTGAACGGTAATACGCAGCCCACCAAGCAGCTTCCTCCAGGGTTTTATAATGACTACCTAATCTCCTACATGATTTGTTGATAAATAACTGAACATAATAATAGTCAAACTTTTCATTATAATAAACATTACGAACTCCAGTCGTACTCCCTTTATTTGCTCCCGCTCTGTTCTGCGAGTTTTCCTTTTTTGTAACCACTCTAAGATATTCTCTCCGGTTATCCAGGGTATCATGGAATACATGGTCGGCGACCATAGTAGAGTTGACACATCCCATTATAAGATCTTGGAGATAAACCTTTTTTCGTTTACCGGAGTCGTTGATGAAGGTACTAATATAATAAGTTCCTTTACCGTTATCTGTGACATACCATCTGTGTTTTAAAACTTCCGAAAGATCAACGAGACTTACTAATGTTTTAATATATTCAGTTTTTTTAGTTGCTTTTGGAGTATAGGGTATTTCAATAACAGCATACCCATCTTTCCTAATTACTCGATGGAAAATGGACCTCTGCCTTGTAGTAAACACCTTGTAATTTTCTTGGTACGTAGAAACATTTGACTCTCCCATTAAATTCTTCACTCCTTCATTTTTTAGTGTTCGGTTTTAATCCCGACACTTGATAAATAAGCCTGACGGAGCGAAGTTGTTTAATGAGGTTTACTGGTAATTAATACCCGTAAACAATAAAGGCATCTTTAAAGCCATTAGCGATCAGGGATAGCTTTAAGTTCCCGGCCCGGAATTCTTCTTCGAAAGCCCCGACCTGGATGCGGTAAAGCCCATCGGACCCCACCGGAGGAAGGTATGTCGGGTAGCCCAAAAGTTTAAGCTGACCGACCCGTCTCTCAGCGTTGGACTTAACAGAAAAAGCCCCGACCTGGACTTTCCAATATTTAACCCTGCTTACCACGTCAAACATAAGCCATTGTTCCATAACGAACGGCATACCCAGGTTAGAGGTCTGCCACTTCAGCAGCGAATAAGGAATCCATCCGTGGCCCTTATCCCCCCACTCTGGACCCCAGGAGTTCGTAAACTCAACGAAGCCCTGTTCCATATGACCGTCAGGGTAGGTATAAACGAGGTTATCATTCCAACCGATATAAGCGATACCGTGGCCCCCCAGGATATACCCGGAAGGAGAAGGAATATATCCCCCCTTCGCATCGACGAAAGAAGAACATACCATAACCCCAGCCATAACTGGGGAATTCTTAATCGCCTGTTTTAAAGCGGTCAGGTCTTCGACCGGGACTCTCGCGTAATTCGGTTTAATCTTAAAGGCTTTAGCTTTTTCGTCCATTTCCGGGGTAATTACCGGCAGTTTCGTAATGTCGGTAAGTAACGTCTGGGGAAGGTCTTTTTCCGGTAATGCTCCGCTGTCGACCATAGCCTGTAACATGACCCGTGGATAAGTACCCTCGACATCCGGTTCCCCATCTTTCTCTTTGGCTTTCTCATAGAGGTATACCGGGGAGAACCCGCCTTCCGGGAGGTCTCTTTCGTTGGCCTCCTGGATTTCCTTGATCTTGGCAGCAGCAGCCCCGACACAGATCCCGAAAGGCCCCTGGTCGATAATCCGAATTTCCTTACGTCGCCAGGAGAAGACCCGCTCGACCGGGGAGTCTGTAGCGATAACTGCTTTACTGATATAGTCCCGGTAATCAAAGGGAGATGACCAATAGCCCTCCACGAAATTAATACCCATTAGATAACCTCCTTTTTTGCGTTCTTCATAATGAAGATGGCGAAATAAAAAAGACGCTAATCAGCGTCTTTCTTTTTCTTTAAAAAGTTTTTTATCATAACAGTCTGCGTATCACTTCTAACAAAGCAGCAAATAAAATCCTTGACCCTAAGAAACGCCCTAAATAATAAAAAATAATACGGATATACTAATTAAGTTTAATATGTCACGTATAGTCTGTAGACTAATCGTCTACATAAGGATATTTTTCTTGTTATGAATATACAAAAGCAGTTCGGCAAAGCATTAAGGGAATGTAGAATACAACGGAATCTCTCCCAAGAGAAACTTGCAGAACTATGTGGGCTTCATCGTACATACATTAGCGATGTAGAACGTGGCGATAGAAATATTTCATTAGTTAATATCCACAAAATTGCATCAGCTTTACATATTAATATATCTAGTATTTTTAATATATTAGAACAAAATATAAAGGAGCTATGAATTTTGCAGTTACCACTTGATTTTGGAAATTTAGGTCAACGCATTGTTAATCTACCTAACACCTCAGAAGATAATTACATAAGAATTGTTCAGAATCTTGAGCAATTGCTTGAAAAACCAAAAGTTAAAAATCGCGAGGCTATTGCTAAAGCATTTCAACTAGCTATAGAACTTTGCCCCCAGGAAAACCCTTCTGATTTGTGGCATCATGTAATATATCGTAGTTATTTAAAAATTAGGCCAGGAGGTACTAATCCTGAACAAAGTTGGGTACGTTCATCGGGTGATGCTTTTGAGATGTTTTTAGCTAATAAATATAATCCCCTACTGAAGCAATCTGGGTTACGATTAAGAACTCTCTTTTCTCATAAAGAAAAGGAAAATGCTCTTACTCGCTTAGAAATAGGAGATGAGATAGGAAGTAGTAAAATAGATCTACTAATCGAAAAAATTGGTATAGCACGAGGTAGGGGTCTCGATGGCTTTGGAGTTTTAGGGGCTATTCATGCAAAAGTAAGTCTAGCTGAAAGAGTTTCGGATGATGTTCCAACAAGTAGAATATTAATGAGAGAAGGATTTCTTAGTATTCTTGCAACCTTAGACGTCAAATCCTTCCCACCACCGGCAGGAGATTTAATAAATAAAGGGGAGCTTGGTACACCAGCTAAACCTTCAGATAAACGTTTATATATTGAGAAGCATGGAGAATTTAATGCTTGTTTCAGTTTTAATACTCGAAGTGTACCTTCCTTAGAGACAACAGAAAGCGGGAAGCGTATTTACTATGTTGATGTAACAGAAAATCCTGACAAGTTATTGCAATACTTAATAACAGTATAAGAGTATTAATTCTCATGATGTAAAAATTGCAATACAGCCCTTGCAATTCCGGCTGCAAGTTTTGGAGGGACTGCGTTTCCTATCTGTTTAAATTGGGCAAATTGCGATCCCTCAAAAATGTAAGTATCAGGGAAAGATTGGAGCCTTGCTGCCTCTCGAACAGTAATAAAACGATCGACTTCAGGATGTACAAAATCGGAGCAGTCTCTAGCCATATGAGCAACTAGCGTATGAGCCGGTACATCCCAACCCAACCTTCTATATTTATTTGCAAAACCTTTAGCATCTATGGTATCTAAAACCTCGTCAATATTTATATGACCCTTTAACAAAATATTCCTAAGTTCTTCTTCTTTTATACGGTCTTCAGTCCTGCATCCTTGAACGTCTCTTATTCCATTTCCACCTAACAAATCATTTAATAAGTCTTCCGAAAGTCCATCCTCTAATAAGCGTGATCTTATTTTTGTCCCATAATCACCAGGTTTCAGCAAAGCTAAACGAAACCTTCTTATTCCTAGCATTTGTTTTGCAGAATGATGAGTTATGTTTTTCGACCCGTCCCTCATATTAACTTGATAATTACTTAAACAAACACTAGAATTATATGGTAAATGTTGGTGAGTATCTTTTGGAGTTAAAGCTTCATCTGGAAGATCGCTTATAGCCTCTCTGACTGTCACTGCTGGCATCAATTTTTCACTTAGATTATCCTCAAACAAAGAAAGATTAATAGGTATTTGATCTGAGCCAATAAAATGTGTAGCTCTTGGCGTTGGAATATCTTTCCCTTCGGCTGCTCCTAGGATAAATACCCTTTTACGGAACTGAGGAACTCCAAAATTTACTGAATCTAGAACATGAACCTTTACTCCATACCCTAACTTCTCTAATCCCTTCGTTATCTCATTTATGACTTTACCATTTTGCATTGAGAGTATGCCTACAACATTCTCGAATACAAAAGTTTTTGGTCTAAATTCATCTAAAAAGGAAAGATAGTATAAATATAATTTATTTCGAATATCGTTAGGGTCTCTTTTCCCATAAGTTGAAAAACCCTGGCAGGGTGGACCTCCTAGTAAGACATCTAGTTGCCCCCTATCAAGTCCTAATTTTTTTCTAATTTCCTCTGGAACTATTTTTTCAACTGAATCTGAAGATACAATCCCTTCCAAATGGTTGCGAGCAAAAGTTTTTATAGCATTTTTATCAAAGTCATTTGCAAAAAGACATTTAAATCCTTCCGCTCGAAATCCTTCGGCTAGTCCTCCTGCCCCGGAAAAAAGATCAATCGTAATATGCTTTGTTGAACACATGCTGCTCTATTCTCCCTTAATTCTTAAAAATAAATTAAGATATTTTCTGGCTAGTTAACCTCAACAATTATAACAAAAAACTTGAGTTCAATGTACGGGATATATAGAAAATAATTTTTAAAATTCTCGCAATAAAAACACAGAGAATCTAGTTAATGTTACCAGCAATTTTGCGTTCTTCATCTTAAAGCTCGTAAATATACGATAATGAAAAAAGACCCCGAAGGGTCTTACGCAATTTTATTTTTAAAATAGGTATCAATCCGCTCGTTAGCCAACTCGACATACTTTATATCCTTTTCGATTCCGATAAAATGACGACCCGTATTTAACGCAGCAATCGCAGTCGTCCCGCTTCCCATAAACGGATCGCAGACCGTTTCCCCTTCCCTCGTCACAGATACGATTAGCTGCTCCATGAGGTCGACGGGTTTTTCATTCGGATGGGTTAGGCTGCTTCCATTTACTCGTTGACTCACTATAACAGACTTCGGTCTTTTATTCGGAAAGGCGAATTTACCTTTAACAGCGAACCAGATAACGTCGTGACTGGGAGCGAAAGCCCCCTTGAGGTCGCCCATCCCATACAGAACCCGATCCCATATGACCTGGGACTTAACGTCGAACCCCGCCCACTCGATCGCGGACCGGAAAGCCTCCTGTACGTCCCAACGGCAAAAACAGATTAATGCTCCCCCGTCCTTGAGTATCCGGTTAGCGTCGTAAAGCCACCAGATAAACGGATGCTGATCGTTTAGGATTTTCGGGAGTTTTTTCGTTCCCTTACGAGCATTAGATTGGTAGTCGATCCCGTAGGGAGGGTCGGTAATTATCGCGTTCACACTCTCCGATGGGATACCCCGCATAATGTCTAAGCAGTCCCCTGATACGACCTTGTTAATATACTTTTCCATATGCCCTCCTGTATTTAAACCTTTTTCTACCCTGTAAGTAAGGCTAAAAAGAGGGTTTTGTTTAAAACAAAAAAGACGCTTTCGCGTCTTTATCGTAGGTAATTTGTGGTATCCAGTTTTATAGCCAGAACAGTTCCTTGCCGTCTCCGTTACCGGGTTTCTCTTTTATATGAGGTACTACACATTTCTCCGTAACTTTTAGCAATTTTTAAAACCTTTTCTATTGCTTTTTGTCTTTCATCGGTTGTCTTCGACAGTTCTATTTCTTTTAATACAAGTTCGAACTCTTTAGCAATTTCTTCTTTCCCTTCATTATCCATCGATTAACCCCCCTTAACCCAAACCTTTCAAATTATACCATAAAAGGAGGATAGAAGTAAAACTATTTTATCTACCGTGATATTTTCTCAACAATTCGTTTGCTTTAAACTTCGGGAAAAGAAGTATAAAGTGTAAATTGCAGGTAAAAATAATTAAAGACACTTACTGTTAGGGGGTTCACTATGATTAACCAAATTATTTTATGGTCAATGTTCATCGTTCCT